CTCATACACGCCATAGTCGGCATCGGTTTCCCGACTATGGCGGTGGCCGACATGGCCACGCGCGTCGGCCTGGCACGGTTCACTGGCAACCAGCACAGCGAGAGCTGGGAGTGGTTGCCTGACGAACTGGGATGCCTCGACGACTCCACGTTGGAAGCGCTCTACACCGGGCTTTACAAGGCAGCGATGAAGCCAGCCACAACCGCAACTCAACCCCAAGGAGCATGACCATGACCACCGACAAAGAAATTGAGCAGCAGATTCAGGACAAAGGGTTGACCGCACCGCGCATCACACCGGTCCACATCGAGGCGAGCATCGCCGGTGAACACTACTTCACCGCTGCCGACGGTATCGTCGGCGGCATCGCCGTTGGGTACAAATACCCCGGCCCGTTGGACCTTCTCACTTTTTGCGTACTGGTCCTGAAAAACGGCTTCACCGTCACCGGCGAGAGTGCCTGCGCCAGTCCCGAGAACTTCGATGCTGAAATCGGCCGCATGATCGCCCGCAAGAACGCCGTCGACAAGATCTGGCCTCTGATGGGCTATGAGCTGAAGCAGAAGCTGTTCGCCGCGCAGTCCCTAAACCAAGGAGCATGACCCGTGAACGTTATTGACATTGCCCAAGTCGCCCACGAAGTCAACCGTGCCTACTGTAAAGCGATCGGCGACGACTCGCAGTCGGCCTGGGACGACGCCCCCGCATGGCAGACGGATAGCGCCGTGAAGGGCGTCCGCTTTCACCTGAACAACGACGCCACGCCGGAGCAGAGCCACGAGTCGTGGATGGCGCAGAAGGCAGCAGAAGGCTGGCGCTACGGCCCGGTGAAAGACGCCGAGGCCAAGACTCATCCGTGCTTCTGCGCGTATAGCGAACTGCCACAGGAACAGCGCGTCAAGGACTACCTGTTCAAAGCTGTCATCGAAACCATGAAGGGTCTGTAAATCATGAAACACTCAAAACTGCTCAAATTCCTGCTCGCCCCGTTCTTCATGTTCGCCATCGACGATGAAGGCGGCGCAGCCGAAGACCGTGGCGATGTCGTGCTGGCCGACGGCGCACCCGATGACGGCAGCGAGATCGTCGATCCGATCAAAGGCGACAAAGCTGCCAAGGACGACAAAGCCGCTGAGGCCGACCCGGATGCTGACCCTGAAGCTGACCCTGATGCAGTAGCCGACCCGAAAGACCCGGCCGGTAAGAAGGACACCCGTATCCCGCTCGCGCGCCACAAGGAGATGCTGGAAAAGGGTCGCCTTGAGCGCGAAGCTCTGGTCGCCCAGCTGGCACAGTTCCAGAAAGGTGCGCAGGTCGCTGAAATCGGTATCTCGATTGACGCCACCGAGGTGAAACTGGTCGCCCTGGAGACGGAATACACGAAGCTGCTGGCCGACGGCGAGATCGACAAGGCCACGGCCAAGATGACCGAAATCCGGCGCATGGAGCGCACCATCGGCGACCAAAAGAGCGCTCTGGCATCGCAAGCTGCCGAGACCCGCGCCTATGAGCGCGTGCGCTACGACACGGTCGTGGAGCGGATCGAGAGCGCATACACCGTGATGAACCCGGACTCGCCTGACTTCGACAAAGAGTCCGTGGCCGAGGTGCTGGACCTGAAAGCTGCCTACGAGTCACGCGGCATGACCCCGAGCGCTGCGCTGCAGAAAGCAGTCAAGACGATCCTGGGCGCCGAGAGCGGCAAGGAGAAGACCGCCACTGAAGTGACACCGGTCGTGAAGGCCGCAGACGCCGCTGCAGCGCGCAAAGAGGCCACTCTGAAGCGCAATATCGACGCGGCCAACAAGACCCCAGCGTCGACCGCCAAAGTCGGCCTGAACAGCGACGAGGCTGGCGGCGTGTTGACTGGCGCAATGGCGATGGCCATGCCGCAGGACGAGTTCGCCAAGCTCGACGAGAAATCCCTGGCCAAGCTGCGTGGCGACACGCTGTAAAGCCAAACCCTGTACTCCCACCCTGATGAGGCACTGAAATGACAAGACGCTTGAATAACGACGGTACGTGGGATGACCCACAAGCTCCACTGGCTACTCCAGGGCTCGACCCCTACGCCAATCAGATTGGGCTGCGGCTGGGTGGTGGAGGCGTTATTCCGTTCGGGGCATCGGCTCTGACTGTCGGTATTCTGGGCGACTCAATCGTTCAGGACGGATGGGCCTACGGCGGCGTGGCAACGGTCTCCAACCTCGTCGGGGGTTCGGGATACGTGAACGGGACGTACAGCAACGTACCGCTGACGGGAGGCACAGGCGCCGGCGCGACGGCAAACATCACGGTGGCTGGCGGGGCAGTGACCTCGGTCGCAATCGTATCGCCGGGTAACGCGGGCTACCAGATCAGCGGCATCCTTAGCGCGAGCAACGCCGCTCTCGGTAACTCAGGCTCCGGGTTCAACTGCTACGTCCAGACATTGTCAGCGCCTGTTTTGAACCCAGTGACCTCGATGGTAGCGGGAGGATCAACGAACTTCGTGAACTGGGCCGCAGCCTACTCGATGGGGAAGATCCGCTACACGGCGGTTTGGGCGCAGGGCGGGTTCAAGGTCTCGCAGATTCTGGACAATTTGACCGCGCTATACGTGCCGTTCCTGCCCGACATCACGATTGTCCAGATCGGGTTCAACGATATTTCCGGCGTGACGAATGACGTTGACACGGCCGGCATCGTGGCCTCCTTCCAGAGCAGCCTCATCAACCTCATCGGCAAATTAAAGGCGCTTGGCACAACGCCGATCCTCTGCACGATCAGCCCCAAGAACTCGAATTTCGGCGGCTTCAACAAGCTCAACAACAAGTGGATCGGCATCCACAATCAGTGGGTCCGTAACTACTGTGCGTCGAACCGCCTCGGAATGTTCGACTACGCCAACTATGTGAGCGATCCCTCGGATACCGTAAATGGCGGGCCGTTCTTGCCTCTGTTCCAAGGGCTTGGTGGCATCCTGAGTTTTGGCGCGATCACGGCCGGGTCGCTCTACACCAACGGAACCTATTACGGCGTGCCGATGACCGGGGGTTCTGGCACTGGGGCGAACGCGAACATCACGGTGGCAGGCGGTGCGGTTACTTCGGTCGTGGTCAGCGCATCGTCCGGCGGCTCTGTTGGGCGGCTCTATAACGTCGGGGATTCGCTCACCTGTAGCGCAGCTGCAATCGGGGGTACGGGCTCGGGTTTCTCGGTGCTGGTCGGCAGTATCGGCAGCTCGCATGTGCATGGCGGAGGCGAGTTGAATCGCGCGCTCGGCTATGAATTGTGGAACGGCACGTTATCCAAGCTCGCCACAAGCTCCTACGTCGCCAATTACAACGGGCTGGCAAGCAACGGCAACGACACGTACACGTATCCGGCCGGCGTCAACCTTGCTGTGGGGTACAACACGGCGGGCACGGCGATGTTGACTGGCACGGCAGGCACTGTGACTGGGCCAGCCACCGGCACTATCCCCACGGGTCTGCAATCCTGGGGCGCGGCGGGGGTCCACGGCCGTTTATTCCATCGTCGCGGCAACTGGTGCAGCACTGTCGACGCTCGACACCTCGCTTCTGGCCGGTGGCGGCGCGCCGGGGAATTGGGCGCAGTGCGCGATCGACACAAATAACCCGGCCAACCTGTACACCCTGAACCAAGGCGTAGGGTTCCAGATCCCGATTAACTTCAGTTACGGAGGAAAAATCGCGCTGCCCCAGCAGGTCGTTGTCCGGGTTCGCGTAAAAACAACCAGCCTCGCTAACTGCGCAGGGATTTTTATGCGGGTATCGGGGGGCACGTCTGGGTTTGTACATATGTCGCCGAACAGCCAGGGTTTAGCGCCGACGTTCCAAGAGGCGGCGAACGTGACTACCAACTTCGATGTGCTGTATCAGACCGCGCCTTTCACCATCCCGAACGGCGGCGGAAACAGCCTGTCGATCTCGATCGGCGCGGCCATCACAAAGACAGCGCCGGGGACGACGACCTTCTCGATCTCCCAGCCCGAGCTTATCCTCGTCCCAGTTCGGACGGCATAAGAGCCAAACACCGGTACAAAATCTCTACTCTCTAAAATAGACTGCTTGCGCAGTCTATTTTTTTGTCTTAGAATCCGCTCAACGTCATAGGCACGACACGCCTTAGAACACCTCGTAGATCGAACGATACTCGATAGAGCAAGAGCAAATTTCTTTTCTAACGACTACGGGGTATCCAAATGTCATTGACAAACTTCGGTCTCCTGACCAACGAACAAAAAACCATCTGGTCCCGCGACCTGTGGAAAAACGCCCGCAACCAGTCCTTCATCGGCAAATTCCTCGGCTCCGGCCCAGGCGCACTGGTTCAGCACATCACCGAACTGAAAAAATCCGAGAAGGGCGCACGCGCCGTGATCACCCTGCTGGCCGACTTGACCGGTGACGGTATCGCTGGCGACCGCACGCTCGAAGGCAACGAAGAGCAGATGCAGACGTTCGACCAGGTGATCCGCATCGACCAACTGCGTCATGCGAACCGCCACGAAGGCCGTATGGCTGACCAGAAGTCTGTCGTCGAATTCCGCGGCAACTCGAAAAACGTCCTGTCCTACTGGCTCGCTGACCGTATCGACCAGATGGCGTTCCTGACGCTGGCCGGTATCAGCTACAGCAAGAAGCCAAACGGCTCGACCCGCGTCGGCTCCGACCTGCCGTTCCTGGAGTTCAACGCCGATGTGACCGCGCCATCGAACGGCCGTCGCTTCCGCTGGGACAACACCGGCAAGGCGCTGATCCCTGCTGCTGCGTCGAACGCCGTTACCGCGACCGACACCGTCGCCTGGGAAATGTTCGTGGCGCTGAAAGCCGCTGCGAAAGACCGCTATGTACGCGGCGTGATGGAAGGCGGCGAAGAGACTTACCACGCTTTCCTGACCCCGACGGCGATGGCGAACCTGAAGCTTGATCCGACCTACCTGTTGAACTTGCGTCACTCGCAAAGTGCCGACAAGAACAGCTCCTTGTTCACCGGCAGCTCGGTCAAGATCGACGGCATCTACCTGCACGAGTTCCGCCACGTGCCGAACACCATCGGCGCTCTGTCGGGCTCGAAGTACGGCGCAGTCGGTACCGTGGACGGCGTCCAGATCCTGTTCTGCGGCGCTCAAGCGCTCGGCATGGCAGACATCGGCGCCCCTGAGTGGGAAGAGAAGAATTTCGACTACGAGAACCAACAAGGTATCTCGTGCGGAAAAATCCTCGGCTTCCTGAAGCCAAAGTTCGGCTCGATCTACGAGAACGGCTCCGTCGAAGACTTCGGCGTTCTGTCGGTCTACTGCGCAACGAAATAAGGGGAACTGAAATGAAACTGCTTGCCTCCCGCACTGCCCAGTACCCGATGGAATCGGGTTTCACCTTCCTGTTCAACAACTGGGTCACTGACTCGGTTGATCTGGGCGCGAAGACCCTCGGTTCGACGCCAGCCTTGTCGACTGATCCGACCCAAGCCGGTCTGGTCGGTCCAGTCGCCAACACGGTCACGTTCGACTGCCTGCCACTACCACCAAACGCAGTGATCATTGGCGGCGAAGTGATCGTCGAGACCGCCTATGTCGGCCCAACCGCAGCGACTGTCTCGCTCGGTATCGCTGGTGCGCTGACCAGTCTGGTCAATGCCGTGGACTTGAAGACCGTGGGTCGTACCGCGTTCTCCCTGGCCACGCCGCTGGTCTCGCAGGACGGCTCGAACCTGCGCATGACGTTGGCCTACACCGTGGCCAACGCCACGGCCGGCAAAGTCCGACTGCGCATCATGTACACCATCGACGGCCGCGCCCACGAAGTGCAGATCGCCTAATCAGGCGAACTGAAAGAAACCGGGGCTTAGGCCCCGGTTTTTTCAATTACCGGAGATTCCAGATGGGCTTCCGCTTCATTTCCCCAATTACTCAGACTGTCACCTCCCGTTTCGGCCACGTCCTTGCGTTCACCGCTGGCGTCGCCACGCATGTTCCTCTCGAAGCTCAACCCGAAGTCATCGCTAAGGGCTGTACCCCTGACGGCACCGAGCTGGGCGGAGACGAAGCTACTGCCCAAGCCGCTGCCATTGCGGCCGCAGCGGTACTAAAACAAGCCGCTTTAGCCAATACCGCGCTCGAAGAGCAGGACGGATTGCGCGGCGAAACCAATGCTGTACCAAGCGCCGTCCCCGGCTCGACAGTCAACTGACCACCCAACCGCACCAAGGAGCACTCCGTCATGAAATTCGTCCTCAACCGCAACCACGTCCTGCAGTCCACCCTCGGCCATTCGATCGGTTTCGAGAAGGGTGTCGCCGTCCACGTCCCGAAAGAGATGTGGAACGCCGCCCTCAGCATCGGCGCGTCGCCTGAAGACGATCTGCCGGAGTCGGTCCTTGCCCCGACAAAAGAACCTGCTGATCCTGAAGAGCGCAAGGCCGCGATCATGGCTGGCTTCGAGCAGCTGGTCCTGTCGGGCAAGCGCGAGAATTTCACCGGTACCGGCGTGCCCCACGCCAAGGCTCTGGTCGCGCAGCTTGGCTTCGCTATCGACAACAAAGAGCGTGACGCGTTGTGGATGGAATTCAAGACCGCTGAGAAGGCTGAGTAAGTGAAAAGCGCCGACCTTCTTGCTCTGTTCCGTGCCGACGTGGACGACGTAGTCGCCCCGTACTTCTGGTCGGACGCCGAGATCGTCGGCTACATGGACGACGCGCAAAAGATGTTCTGCCGGCTCGTCGGCGGCATCCGCGACGCGACCTCGGACCTCACCTCCATCGACATTGAAGTCGGTGAGCCGTTCGCAGCGCTCGACCCGCGCATCCTGCGCATCACCCGGATGCAGCGCAACTCCGACGCCAAGCCGATCGACGTACTGAATATCGAAGACCTCGACCGGGCGCAGGTCAGGCTCGACGGGACCGTCGGACTCGTCTCCAAGGCTGTCATCGGCATGGAAGCACACACCGTGCGCTGGCTTTATGTGCCGGCGCTGGCCGACTCGGCGTCGATGGTTGTCGAGCGCTTGCCGCTGACGACGATCACCCCAGCGCGCAGCTCGGCGCTCGAAATCGACGAGCAGCACCACCGGCACCTGATGCTCTGGATGGCCTCGCTGGCCTTCGCCAAGCAGGATGCAGACACAAAGAACGAGGGCAGAGCCCAGTTGAAAGAAAGCCAATTCCGCGCCTACTGCGCGGCAGCGAAAGCCGAAACGGACCGCGCGCGACACAAGACCCGAGTGGTGTCGTATGGCGGTCTCTGACACCGTGAAGAGCAAAGGGTCTGTCCGCATCGAGCTGATGTGCGAGGACGGCCGCTACTTCGACCAGACCGTGCCGAACATCGTGGTCGACACCGGCCTCGCCTGGCAGGCCGCTCGTATGGTCGGCCAGCCAGCGGCGATGAGTCACATGGCGGTCGGCAGCTACACCGGCGCTGCCCAGGCTGGCGACCAGATCATCGGTGCCGAGCTGGGCCGGGTTGCACTCACCTCGATCACGCCGACTGGCCCGACGGTCAAGTACGTGGCGGACTTCGGCCCCGGCGCCGCCACCGGGACAGTTGCCGAAGCAGGAATTTTCAATGCCGTGAGCGGCGGCACGATGCTCAACCGCGTCGTGTTCGCTGCGCAGCAAAAAGGTTCAGGGGATTCGATGCGGATCACCTGGAATGTAACGCAGTCAGCCTAATCAACCGGAGCGCCAAATGCCCAATAACTTCTCGGATTACACCGAAACCAACATCATCCAGTCGACATTGCGCGGCGTGGCCTTTCCGGTGGCAAGCGCGATTTACATCGCTCTGTTCACCGCTGACCCAACTGACGCCAACATCACGGCCAATGAGTTCAAGGTCGCCAACTTGCCAGCCTACGTTCGCCAGAACGCAGCCGGCGCCGGCACCATCGACACCGGCTGGGCAGCTCCTGCCAACGGCGTCAGCTCGAACGCCAAGGTCGTCACCTTCCCGGCCAACAACGGGGCGGCTGCGATCACCGCGACTCACGTCGGTATCTACGACGCAGCGACGGGCGGCAACTTGCTGTACGCCGCGCCGCTGACTTCGGCCAAGACCCTGCAGATCGGCGACGTGCTGTCGTTCGGTATCGGTACGCTGACCGTCACCGTCGACTAATAGGTCGCAATGGATACGTTCGCCCTAAACGGTGATGCGCTAAACGGCAGTTCGCTGTCGGTTATCCCCGCGTCGGCGAACGTATCTGGTGGCGCAAACGCTTCACCGGCCGCTACACGCATCGTCCTCGCGGGCGCTGCGGTATCCGGTACGGCCACAGCAACCGCGCTTCAGCTGCTCACCGCGTATGTCGCGGCGAGCGTGGCTGGCGGCGTCAATCTTCAGGCAATTCCGGCACACAATCAAGCCGGCGCTGCTGCCGTCGCAGGTAACGCGAACATCGTCTCGTTCGTGCTGCGCACGATCCTGGCAACGGCTGACTTCGCCGGTAAAGCGTCGTTTATCCCGATCCCGGCGTCCACGCTCGCAAATTCAGCAGCAGCGGGCGGTGCTTCGTTCGTCGCGGCGGCGACCAAGGTTTTGGCAGCGTCGGCTTCGACCGACGTGTGTACAGCAACGGCTACAGCAACCGCGCTCGTTACCCGGTATGTGGCGGCGAGCGTGGCGGGTGCGGCGAATTTCCGTACCGAGGCGAAGGTCAACAACGCCCTCGACGGCTTTGTCGATTTTCTCGGCACGGCTTCACTCAGCACGCCGGCCACCGGGATCTCATTCTCGATGGCGCAGGCAACAATCCTGGCAACCGGTGCGGCCACGGCAAGCCCCGCGACGATCAGCCAAATCGGCGCTACAGTCTCGGCCGCAGCAGCAGTGACTGCCGACATTACCAGCTCGGTCGTCACTTCCGCCCAGACGATGTCGGGGACCGCGAACGTCGTGGCCATCGGCTTGCGCACCGTGAACGCATCAGCGTTGATCACCGGTGCCGCGGCGGTGCAGGCGCTGGCGCTCCAAGGCTTCGCCCTGGCATGCGACGTTCGGGGAACCGCGACGATTCTGCCGTTCCCGACGCTCACGACCACAGCCTATGCGGCCGTGAGCGCGGCGGCAGGTCTGTCGGTACTGGACTCAGGCGTGCTGGCGTCACAGCCAGGCAGCGCAGCTGTCGGCGGCGGGGCGACGCTTGCGGCAACTGGGGTACTCAACCAGACGAACGGCGCGGCCGTCGCCGGGTCGGCCACGCTCGATGCGTCGACCTCGGTTCTACGTATGGCTTCGGTGCCCCTTGGCGGATCAGGGACATTCACAGCAAACGGCGGTGCCGTCCAGACCACCGGTGTTGTATTTGCAGGCTCGGCGAACGTGGTGTCGATCGGCCAGATCTTCCGCATCGCTCCGGCAGCAGTGAGCGGTGGCGCGTCGGTGCAGGCATCGGCGACTGTGCTGCGGATGGTAGCGGCGGCGGTCGGTGGCAGCGCTGACATCAGCGCGGAGATGCGCTCCAACGCCGAAGCGTACGACCCCGACGAACGAACCCTGCGCCGCCGCTTCGAGGACCGCGAACTGCGCCGCCTCTACACCGAACGAACTTTCAGGAGAGCAGCGTGAGATTAGGACAAGTCACCAAACAGCCGGGTGAGACCGAGACATACACGATCACCTACGAGGATGACTTGACCGTCGGCGACAACGTGCTGACCGCGACGATGCTGTCCGTGGCACCGACGGGGCTGGTCATCAGCAACATTTTCGTCGTCGACCCGCGTGTGCGCTTCGCCGCCAGCGGCGGTGTGACGGGGACGACGTACAAGGTCACTTTCCGGGTCACGACTGAGGACGGCCGGATTCTGGAAGACGAAGTGACGATCAAGGTAAAGGAACTCTAAATGACGCAGCTCTTCAAGAACAACGCGACCGGGACGCTGTCGGTCGCCATTGCCTCTGCACTGACGACCTCGCTGGTCCTGCAGGCAGGGCAGGGCGCTTCGTTCCCATCACCGACCGGTGGCGACTTTTTCACCCTGACCCTGATCGGCCGGGACGTGAACGGCGCGGAAAACTCCTGGGAGATCGTCAACGTGACCGCGCGCTCCTCCGACACGTTGACCGTGGTGCGCGGGCAAGAGGGCACCACCGCTGCTGCAGCGTGGGGCGTCGGTACCTCGGTCTCCCTGCGCATGACTGCCGGCACGCTTGCGTCGCTCGCGCCGAAGGCAGGCGCGGTCCTGACTTCGCCTGTGGTTGACTCACTCAACGGTGGTCAGCTTGCAGGCTTCCGCAATCGGATCATCAACGGGGATATGCGGATCGACCAGAGAAATAAGGGGGCTGCGGTGATCCCTCTCAGTAGCGCATCATTTTACGCCTGCGATCGGTTTTCATCGGTCTGTACGCAATCGTCTAAGTATTCGATGCAGCAGATCGCCGCGGCGGCCGGATTAGGTTTTAGTAACTGGTTAAATGCCGTTAGCCTTTCTGCCTACGCCGTGATAGCGGCGGACACCTTTGGATTTTTTCAAGCGATCGAAGGGCTAAACGTCCAAGATCTTAACTTTGGGACCGCCGCAGCTAAACCAATCACAATTTCGTTTACGGCTCAATCAAGTGTGGTCGGTACACATTCCGGGGCGGTGGTGAATTCGGCCGGAACGAGGTCGTACCCCTTTACGTACAACATCGCGGCCGCAAATACGCCGACAAAAATATCCGTGACAATACCGGGCGACACATCAGGGACGTGGTTGACCGATACGGGCGCAGGGCTTCTTCTGCGGTTTAACTTAGGTTCGGGGGCCAATTTTTCAGGAGCAGCAGGCTCTTGGCAGGTCGGGAATTTTGTCGGGGCTACGGGAGCAGTTTCTGTGGTCGCTATAAACGGAGCTACGGCGTCCATCTCCCAAGTGCAGCTCGAACTCGGCTCATCAGCGACCCCTTTCGAGCAGCGGCCCATACAAGTTGAACAAGCCCTCTGCGAAAGGTATTTGCCTTCTTGGACTGTTGCCGGTGTTTCAGGCACATACGCTGGCATGGCGTATAGCACATCGGTCGTAGTGATTGGTCTGCCGATGCGGGTCAAAACGCGGGTGCCGCCAACTGGCGTGTCCGTGACATCTTCTAATTTTCAAGTCACACAAAACAATGGTGCGCTTACAGGCTCGGGGGGTCTGACTATTCTGCCATCCTCAGTTGATTGTATGACTGTGCAGCCTGTTGCAGCGGCTGGACTGGTCGCCGGGAATGTTACACAGCTGGCTACCAGCGGTACGCCCTCAACAATCTTTGGGACAGGGTGCGAGCTATGAGCAACTGGAAATTTACCGATGCGACGAACACGGTCGTGTTTCGTGAGAACGAGTCGTGCCTTGTCTCGGCCATCGCAGACTGGATCGCAGAGGGCAACACGCCGGAACCCGCCGATGTGCCGCCGTTCGGCCCGATCCGTACTGCCTACCTCGACACCGTGCGGCTGACCCGCGAGGACATATTGAACCGGATTTCCGGCATCGGTTTCGCGGCGATGGTGGCTGGCGACACAGTGACGGTCAATGGCGTCATTGCCGCGCGCAAGGCGCTGCTGGACATCACCAAAGACGCCGGCGTTCTGGCGGCGACCGATGCGGACGGCTTGAAGAACGCGGTGATTGCGGCGTACCGCGCGATGGTCATCGCAGCGCCTCCAGCTGTGCGCAGCGCCTTCAACGCGGCCTCAGCATGATCGCGCTCCTGCTCCTGTATGCGCTGCTCGGCTACGTCGTCGCCTCCGCGGCCTCGATCGTGGTCCTGCTCGGCCTCTTCATCGTCGTCATGAAGCTGAAGGTGCTGCACGACGCTGGCCAGCTGAACCGGATGCAGCTGGCCGGTGCCTACGCGATCTTCTACTTCGGCTGGACGTGGGACTTCCTCGTGAACAAACTGGTGCTGACGGTGCTGTTCTGGGAACTGTTCCCGATGGACTGGACGGTCTCCCAGCGGCTGCAACGACTGGTCGACGGTAAAGCAGGCCGGCGCCGGAATATGGCGATCTGGTTCGCGGTCAAGCTGATCAACCCGTTCAGTCCGACGCCGCACATTCATTTGGGGGCGACATGATAAAACGGCTCGAACGACGTGTAGGCGACCACACAGGGTCGGTTTTCCGGGTCTACATGGGCGGGAACGCTATCGTGAGCTGGTTTATTGCCGGTAGCGATCCGCGCTCCCTGGCGAGCCTCACAGCCGCCAGCACAGACGGCGCTATCCTCGTTTGGGTGCTCGCGCTGATCGGCGTGGCGCTGCTCCTGGACGCAGGCGTGAACGACTTCCTTCCGGCCCGGTTCCGTTGGCGCACGGCGGTCAGACAGCGTCACTTCATCCTGATGGCAATGGCGTTCTGCTATTGCGCACAGCTCTACGTGGGTCTATCGAATTACACTTCGATTGCCCTGCTCGTCTACTATTTATGGAACGTTTGTGCGATCATGCTCGTGACATTCGTCGATGCCAACCAGCGCTCAAGGGATGCGACATGCGTGATAACTTACAGCTGAAAAAGCTATGCTGGGCTTGGCTCACAATGTTCTGGACCACCGCAGCTTGGGCCGCGCAAGTCACGTTCGTTGAAGACCTGACAATGATTCCGCCAGCTGCAGTTGCGATCTCCGCTCTACTCTCTATTATCGGAGGCGCGGCTTTCACAGCGCAGAAGATGGCCGACCCCGCAACCGTGGTGAAGAGCGTCACGCTGGAGATCATCAAGGACATTCTTGCGTCCGTAGTCGCCGGCCTGCTGACGTTCTTCGTGTGCTCGTGGGCAGGATTCGCTCCGGTCCTCCAAGCGGCGTGCATCACGATCGCAGGGTACGGCGGCTCACGCGTGCTGGAGCGCTACCTGAACACGGCCCTGATGCGTATTGACACCCTCGCTGGCTCAAACAACAAACCAGAAGGAATGCCATGACCCCGAACCAGAAAGCCTTCCTCGACATGCTGAGTGTGTCCGAGGGGACCTCGACCAGCGCTGCGACCAAAAACGCCGGCTACGACATCATCGTGACCGGTGTGGACGGCAAGTCCGAGACCTTCACCGATTTCAGCGACCACCCGTTCAACAAGGGGCGTGCGTCCAAGGTCATCAACAGCCGCGGCCTGACCTCGAACGCCAGCGGCCGGTACCAGTTCATGCTGAAGGACTGGCACCACTACCGCGACCAGTTGAAGCTCCCGGACTTCGGCCCAGCCTCCCAGGATAAATGGGCGCTGCAGCTGATCCGCGAGCGCCGCGCGCTTGACGACATCGAGGCGGGCAACTTCGCCGCAGCTGTCGCCAAGTGCAGCAACCTGTGGGCCTCGCTTCCCGGTGCTGGCTACGGTCAGCACGAGAACCAGCTCGCCGCGCTGCAGACCGCCTACTCGAATGCCGGTGGAAGCCTGGCATGACGCTCCAGCTCAAGCTCATCGCTCTGCTAGTCGCACTCGCCGCTCTCGCCGGTGGGTGCATCTACATCTATGAGAAGGGCAACACCCACGGCACCATGACGGAGCGCGCGGTGTGGGTCATCAAAGTGAAGCAGCGCACCGACGCCGAGCTTGAGGCGATCGCCAAGAACACCGAGAACAATGCACTGCTGCGCAAAGCGCATGACCTCGCCAACCTGAAGGATACCCAAGCACATGAACTCGCCCTCTCGAAAGTCAATGACCAGCTCGTTATCATGCGCCGCGCTATCGCTCTTGATGGCGGGCTGCGCATCACCGCCTCCATCTGTAATCAAGATGGAGGCGGAACCAAAGCGGGAGCTGACGGCCGACCTGCTGGCGCCGTTGCCGGAACCGTCGAGCTTCCAGCGCAGATTACGAGTGATCTTCTCGAACTCGTCACCGACGCAGACAAAATAGTGGAGCAATGCCGCGCGATGCAGACGCGGCTGCTCTCAGGATCGTAAGAGCCCCAGTAGAGGGTGGGCTGCGAGCGGGAACCATGAAACCTGCAAAACCCCTATGAGACCGTCGTGGCTAACTCCTTGTGTTGCGGCGGTCCACCTAATTTAAATCCCCGGAGTCAGCATGGCAGCGAAAAACGAAGTGTCCTATCGTGCGTTCAATGGAATCCGCAACGATGTCGCGCCCGAGCGCTTCACGTCGGGGGACATGGTCGTCGCTGAAAATGTCGACATCGAGAAGTCCGGCGCGGCCTCGCGTCGAAACGGATACACCCGCCGCGCCGTCGCCGCCGCAGTGTCCTCACTCTGGGCGCAGGACAGTCTCGGCCTTTTCGTGGCCGGCACGCAGCTGAACCGCCTGAACGCCGACTTCTCCAGCACGCCGCTGGGCGCCGTCACCGCTGGGCGTATGTCCTACTGCCGCCCGACCGACCGGGTGTACTTCACCAACGGCGTGACCACCGGCGTATACGACAATGGCGTCGTGCGCACGTGGGGTCTGCCTGTCCCGGCGCTGCCCGCTGCGTCGCTCACCGGTGGCACGATCCCGCCTGGCACGTACCAGTATGTCGTGACGCACTCGCGCGCAGACGGCCAAGAGTCCGGTGCGCTGCAGGCCGGTGTAATCCAGGTCACGGCCGGGTCCACGATCCTGCTGGGTATCCCGGCCTCGACAGACCCGACTGTGACGACGAAGAACATCTACCTGTCGCCGCCGAACGGCGACATGCTGTACTTGGCGATGTCGATCCCGAACGCGCTGACCTCCTACACGATCTTCGCCACCGACGTGAGCGGGCTGACCCTGCCCCTGCTGACGCAGTTCATGCAGCCAGCGCCGGCTGGGCAGCTGGTCGGCCACTACAAGGGCCGCATGTTCGTGGCGGTAGGATCGATCCTGTATATGTCGGAACCGTTCGCCCATGAGCTGTTCGACCCGCGCAACTACATCGACCTCGGCAGCGTCGTCACGATGATCGCGCCGTTCGAGGACCGCTTGGCTCCGGGCCTGTTCATCGGCACCGCGCAGGACACCGGTGTGCTGCTGGGCGATGGGCCAGAGACTTTCCAGTACATCCCCAAGCTGAACTATGGCGTGATTCCTAGCACGCTGGTGTATGCCGAGGGCACGCTGATCGGCGACGGCGCGACCGGCGCGCGCCAGCTGCCGGTATGGCTGTCGGTGCATGGGATCTGCGTGGGCAAGCCGATGATGGAGATCGACAACCAGACGCGCGGGCGCTGCGAGATCGCAGCCAGCGGCAACGGCGCGGCGCTGTTCATCTCGGAGATGAACCGCTTCCTGGCAGTCACTGACTCCGGCGCGGTCACGATGCGCGGCGAGAACAAGGCCGTGTCCACCTACACGAACTTCGCGTTCAACAGCTTCGCCACGTTCAACGGGGCGTACCTCGGGGCCAAGGCCGACGGCGTCTATGAGCTGGTCGGCGACACCGATGCAGGCACACCGGTTGCGGCGCGGATTCAGTTCGGCATCACCGACTTCAAGTCCGCCTTCAGCAAGAGCATCGAACGCGCGTATGTCGGGTACCGCTCGGCTGGCAACCTGACCCTTACCGTGGCGATCGACAGCAGCTCGATTGTCCAGTCCGTGCTGCCGACTCTGCTGGGCGACGCGCTGCATGGAAGCCGCGTCAAACTGAGCAAGGGGCTGAGTGGGCGGTACTGGCAGTTCTCGATCCAGAACACGCTCGGCGCGGACTTCTCGCTGGACGTGATTGATGTCGTTCCGACGATCCGGGAGCGACGCGAATATGCGTAAAAGTTTCTCCGGCGACCGCGACACTGCCTTCACTTTTATCGGGGCGGGAAACGCGCAGCTGGAGATCATGAAGAACATGATGCGGCTCGGCGGGCTGCAGCAGATGATGCGCACAGTTGAGTACCCTGACGGCACTATCATTCAGCTCGCCAGTATCTTCGGCCAGGACTTCGTGTCGATCCACTCGCCGGTGATCCCTATCGCGCCCGAGGATGCTGTGGCAGAGGTCGAGGTCGTGAACGAGTATAACCCTGCCGCCATCGCTGCCGCTCTCGATCAGACCTTCACTGATCTGGTCCATGTCACTGGCAACGGGTCGGTCGAGCTGACGAAGGTGCAGGCGCCCGAGATCATCGTCGTCGGGTACTGCACTCAGAATGGGTCATACGACAATCGCCTGGCGTTCAAGTTCAGCTCGCTGGGCGGACTGACAAAGCTCGGAATCGGGTCAGGCGGCTATGCCAGTGAGGCGCACGGCATCTCTGCAAACGGCCGATACATCGTCGGCTGTACCAGCGGAAAGACGACACAGTCGGGACCGACGATGGCCTCCTATGGCGCGCTGTTGAGCGGCAACGATGCCGCCTACCAAGCGTCAGTCGTGACCCTCGCGTACTCGACAAACCATGCCTGCGCCTTTCCAGGGGGGAGCTACTTCTACACCCTCGGGACGACGATTCAGTGGAGCGTCGCATACACCGCCACTGCTGGCGGTACCTTTCAGGGGCAGCTGAGATCGACCTCGACCGGTAACTCAGGGTTTCAATCTATCCTGGGGCTGTTCCCTACGCCTATCTCTAACGGCCCAACTGCCGGAGGACCGACTTCAATGAGCGGGGCCGCAATCGCCAACGTGAACAGGCAGGCGGCTTACACCTATGGCGGCGTCCTCTACCCAATCGGCGCATTTTCCGGGTACCAGTACAGCACAGCGATGGCGCTCACCGTAATCCCGCGCGACAACATCTCCAGCACAATCTTCTTCAACGGATAATCCAAGGAGCACAAAATGCCCAGCCCATCACCAGTAGCCTTTTCCGTCCCGACAAATAACGCCGGCAGTCTTGTCCAGAGCGGGTGGGACAACGCGCAGGGGTACGCCTCAACCGCCGTAACAAACGCCAACACGTTCCTGGCCGGCATCCAGACTCAGGCCACGGCGCTCTCGACCCTGCCGGTGCTGACCGACGCGCTGGCCGCAACGTCGAAGACAATCGGAGCCTTCGTGGCCCCGACCTCACCATCAGCGCCGACTGATCTGGTGTTCGCCGCCCAGACCGCGCCGACCGCACCGACCTTCGACGCGATTACTGCGTTTGATGCCGGTACCGTCCCGACATTCACGGCCGCTCTGCCGGTGGTCACGCTGCCGTCCTCGCCAGCCGCTCTGGTAGCCACGCTGCCGACCGCCCCGACGCTGCCCAACCTGACCGTGCCGTCGGCCCCGACCGTGACGCTGCCAACTGTGCCGACGCTGCTGGGCATCTCGGTGCCGACCTCGCCACTGCTGGCGCTGCCGACGTTCACTGCCGTTGCACCGAACTCGCCGCTGGCCGCGCAGTACATCTTCAGCTTCGCCGACACGAACTACACATCATCTCTGCTGACGGACTTGCGCACCCAGCTCGATGCCTGGATCACCGGCGCATCGACTGGGCTGGCCCCAGCCGTCGAGCAGGCCATCTGGGACCGGGGCCGCTCGCGTGAGACCACGAACTCAATGCGCAAAGGACTTGAGGCGATCCGCTCGTTCGCCCAGCGTGGCTTCGCCAAGCCACCGGGCATGTTGTCGGTCGAGCTGCAGGACGCCGCGCAGGGTGCGCAAGACGCTAACAGTGCGTTGTCCCGCGACGTGATGATCAAGCAGGCCGAGATGGAGATCGAGAACCGCAAGTTCGCGTTTGGCGAAGCGTTCAAGGTCGAGGCCGAGCTGATCACCTACAACAACCAGATCGCGCAGCGGGCATTCGACAGCGCGAAGTACGCGCAGCAGGTCGGCATCGACATCGCGCAGCAAGCCATCTCCCGGTACGCTGCCGACGTGCAGGCGTACTCGGCCAAGGTGGATCAGTGGAAGGCTGCGATCCAGGCCGAGCTGACCAAGCTGGAGAAATACCGCTCCGACCTGGAAGGGCAGAAACTGATCGGGACGTTGAACGAGCAGAACGCGCAGATTTACGCTACCCAAGTGACTGCCGCGCGCGCTGTGGTCGACATCTTCCGCGCGCAAGTCGAGGCCGTGAACGCACAGGCCGGTATCAACAAGCTGCAGATCGACTCGTTCGCTGCACAGGTCGGTGCCTACGCCGAGACGGTGCGCGCCAAAGCCGCTGAGTACGAGGGCTACGCCACCAACGTGCGCGCCGAGGTATCGAAGGTCGAGGTCTACAAGGCCCAGACCGATGCGTACCGTGGCCAGGTCGATGGCTTCAAGTCGCTGGTCGACGCCAAGGTCGCAGCCAAGAACATGGAGATCAAGCTGGGCCGCGACGTGCCACTCGATCTGTTCAAGGCCCGCACCGAAATCTACCGCACGCAAGTCTCGGCTGAAGCCAGCCGCGTTGGCGCGGTGGCTGATATCTTCGGCAAGCAGACCCAGCTGTACGCAGCACAGGTGCAGGGCCAGACGGGGCGGATGGGCGCCGAGGCTGAGGCGTACCGGTCCGAGGTGCAGTACCTCCAAGCGTCGGCTGGGGTGCGCATCGACGTGGCCAAGGCAAACATCGACAAGCTGGTGCAGAAAATGAGCCTGCTGATTGAAGCGGCCAAGAGCGGGGCGCAGGTATCGGCCCAGATGGCGGCGTCCGCTTTGTCGTCGGTAAATCTGTCGGGCAGCATCTCGAACTCGTTCTCGGGCAGCGTCAGTGCCGCGCTTGCATCGTCGTACTCGACGGACCTGTCGGCGACCGATCCACGCACCAGCACCAACACGAGCACGAACAACGGAACCACAACCTCGACCAACCACAACTTTACGAACCAGTAAAGCGGTACCATAATGCCCGTTTAACCAACTGGCGAGAAGACATGAACTGGTCCCGAGGGTTTCTAAGATTGACGGTAATTGCCTACTGCCTCACGGCGGTAGGCACGCTGGGCGCGATGTTCGTCTACGGGCAGGCTCCGGGGGCGGACGTGAATTGGTTCGTGATGTTCCCGATGGCATTCGTGTTCGTGATCCCCTTATCATTTGACCCGGAGGCATACAAAGGAATCGTCTTGGAACTGTTATGGGCCGAAGGCCCGCTTTTGACGTTTGTGTTGGTTGTCGCCTACACCATAGGCGCTTGTGCGACGGGCGCTTGGGCGATTCAGCATGTTGCAAAAGACGCGACCCTGCCAATAATTGCCCTCTTGCTGGTCCCTCCTTTCTTGTTTGTCGGGGCAGTAGGGCTGTTGCTATATCTCGGCCGGTTTATGCTTTCCGGGTTTAGCGGCGCAAAGTAAATAAAGTGGCACTTGATGCCACTTTATTTCGTCTTCGACTCTACGAGTCTAATGAATTACACTTCGTTCTAAGATAGACCAACGATAGAGGTAAAATTATGGACGGCATTCAAGACCCGAACGTGGCCAACGGACTGCGCAGTGGATTCATGAACAAAGCGAAGAGCCTTTACGACGGGGCCAAGGCTCTGCTTCCCGGAGGAACGCCCGCTGCGGCTCCGGGATCGACGCCGTTCCCCACGATAGACGGCACTGCCGGCGCAGCGCCCACGGCCAGCGCTCAGGCCGCGCCCCCCGGCGTGAAGCCTGGCTACTTTCGTGATGCTGCTGGCGTCATTAACGAGGGCGTCGCTCCTGCTGCCGCCGAGTCCGCGCCAGTGGGGCTTCGCGCGCGAGCATCGTACTACGGTGGGAAAGCCCTAAAGGGTGCTGGCGCTCTCGGAGTTTTGGCGGGCGGTGCTGCCCAGGCGTATCAAGCAAATGAACAATCAGCAGCACTTGACAACGACACCGATCGAGTCGCCCTCGCAGGAGAGCACGCTGGTCGTTTTGCTGGCAGTGTCGCCGGAGCGAGCACATTGGGTTCGGCTGGCGCGGCCGCTGGTGCTGCTCTGGGCTCGGCGGTGCCTGTAGTCGGCACAGCGGCCGGTGGCTTTGTTGGCGGACTCGCGGGTGGTATCGTCGGCGGTGGCTTGGGCTACTTCGCCCCCGACATCCTGAAGAAAGGGACGGACTACCTCGGCATCACTGACCCGACTACCCAGCTCGTGTCAGACAAGGCCAACGACATCATCGCCGCGCGCCCAAAAACTCTGGCCGCAGGTGCTCCCGGCGCAGCCGCTGCTGCGCCTGCCGCTCCTGCCGCACCGAAGAATCTCCTGCCAGGTCAGCTGCAGCCGGGTGACACCAGCTACGACGACGACAAGACATTCAACGCCAATCTCGCGCGACAAGGCGCGGGTGGTGCATTTCAGGCCACAGCCCCGAACGGTGTGCGGGTGATCGGCAACCAAGGTGGCACCAACGAGTTCGACACCGGCCTTCGTGCCTCCGGCCCAGTCGATCCGCTCGCTGCCCAGCGCGCAGAGGCCGCGCGCTACCAGCGTGACGGCATCGAGCAGTCGCGCCAAGCTGGCTACGCCCAAGCAGCGACCGGTCGTGAGGATCGCGCGCGCTCCGATGCGGCCGTCGCACGCTCGCTGCAAGGGCCGGACACGTCAGTCATCGACGCGCAGATTTCTCAGGCTATGGCCAGCGGCCGCGGTAATGACGCCAAGCTGCTGATGGACCAGAAAGCGCACACCGAGTCCGTCGCCGCCCAGCGCTCGCAAGCGGCGCTTCAGGCCGACACTTCGCTCACCGGCATCCGTGCGACCGAGCAGACCCAAGCGAACGCCAACCAGACCGCCATCGCCCACAACGCTGCGACGAACCAGTTGGCGCAGATTCAGGCACAGCGGGTGCAGTCGAACGCTGACCGTGAGTTCGGCTTGAACAACGCGAAGTTCGGACAGGAGCAGCTGCAGAACAACTTCAAGGAGCGGGAGACTGCGGCCAAGAGCGTGGAGGACCGGCTCGGGACAATCTTCACCAAGCAGGAGGGCGACAAGACGGTTCCTGACGTGGCGCGAGTGGGGGCTGCGGCCAAGGCGATCAATGACGAAATCGGCTCGCGCATCAGCGCTGCTCGGGCCATCAAGCCAAACAACCCTCACTATGCGGAGGCGCAGCATTTGGCCAACACCCTCGAACAAAAAGGTCATGCCGCGCTCGCCCCAGATGACCTGCAGCAGCTGGTTTCCCAGGCTGCGATCAAGGACCGGATGACCGAGACGCACTCGATCTTTCCGGGCGGTTCATCGGCGGTGGACTCGGGACTTAGCCAGTACGAACTTGATCCGACCAAGAAACCAGAAGGCCACCTCTTCGGCAGCGACACGCTCACCCTGCGCAACGGCGGAACAATCCGGGCCAACAACCTGCGCTACGCAAAACCGGCGAACGCATTGTTCCCCGACATCGGTGCGCTTCCATCCACGCAGTACGACGCCGGACTGAGAGCTAAATAATGGGAATCCTGAACCGGATTGACGCGATCGTTGGCAACGAAACCGCCGCCCCGCCGATTGCCCCTGACAACGGGTCGGCCTTCACGCGTGGCCTGCGCGCCGGAGCCAGCGACATCGCCGGCCAGACCCATGCGCTGCTCGGCCAGGGCGGTGAGCTGGCTGGAGCCAACGACTTCGCGGCGAATCAGCGCGCGCAGTCCGTGGCCTCCCAGCAGGAGGCCGAGCGCCTGACCGCAGACACGCCGACGCTGGACAAAGTGCATGACCTGCGCAGCGGGTTCGATTATGGCGCGGGTCTGATCGGCCGCTCCCTGCCGGGGCTGGCAGCGGGCGTGGCAGGTGCCACGCTGATGCACGGCAAAGGGCCGTTGGCGGGTATCGCCGGCATGACCTTGGCCACGGCTCCATCTACGATCGGTGGCCAGTTCCAGGCCCAGCAGGCAGACCCCGCACAGGCCCAGCAGGACGTGCTGAAGCGCACGCTGACCGGCGTGGGTGCCGGTACCGCCCAAGCCGCTGCAATGAGCGTGGTGCCGCAGGTAGTGGGCGGCAAGCTGTTCGCCAAGGCCGCTGAGGGCGCCGCAGCCAAGGTGGCCATGCCATTCGGTCGGGCTGTGGCTGAAAACGTCCCTGAAGCCGTCCTGGGCAACGCTGCAGCCGGTGCTGCGAACGCTGGCATCGGGCAACAGGCGGCTGGCTACCTGAACCCGAACCGCGACGCCTCGAACGACACCAGCGAGATGCTGCACGGTGCCGCGGAGGGCGCGCTGATGGGCGCTCCATTCGCTGCACTCGGTATCGCTGGCTCGATGCGCGGCAAGAAAGCAGGCGGCGCGGTCGAGGCTCCGCTGGCACGTTCCACGGATGCCGAGCGGGCTACAGGCGTGCCGTTGGATGGATCGACCCCTCCTGCGGCCCCGGCGCCGAAGACCTTCAGCGACAAAGTGTCGGACCTCGGCAGTGGTTTGAAGGCTGACCCTGTCACCGGTGAGGACCACGTCCAGGCCGCTGGCGGCATCGTCCACGGCGACACGCCCGAGACGGCTCTCGCCAAAGACACGCAGGGCAACGCGCAGGCCACGACCAAGGCGCAGAACACGATCCAGAAGCTGCTGGCCGACCCTGATGCCAGCCAGTTCCATGAGGCGCTGGGCCAGCTCGACCCGACATCCTCGAACGGGCAGATGGAGATCAGCAAGATCAACGCGCAGCAGTTCACGAACAAGCGCGTGCGGTCGTCGATCGACGAGGCCAACGCCGCGCTCGACGCGCTGAAGACGGACGAGGTTGGCACCCGTTACTCGAAGGACGCCTCTGGCTTGGACAAGGGCATCTACGAGCACATGGACACGCCTGAGTTCCGCAGCATGAACCCAGCTGACCAGAAGAACGCCGCGACGCTGGTGCGCAACGTGATGGACATTGGCCAGGATAAAGGGACGTTGCCAGTCTCGGCGATCCGCGCCACGGTCGATGCGTTCGGCAAGGACACGGTCAGTCGGCTTACGCGCATCTACGACGCGATGGGCTCGAAAGACCCGGTGAAGGTCGACTCGTTCTACAAGGCGCTGGGGCAGATCTCGGACGTACAGAAGAGCGACAACGCACTGACGGTAGCGGTGCGCAGCGCATTGCCCGAGCACTTGATCGACTCCACCAGCACCGACCAGATCAGACAGTTCGTACAGGAGATGAAAGACCTGACCGGTGAGCGGGCGTTCAAGGATATGTCGCCCGCCGAGCAGGCAGTGAAGAAAGGGCAGATCAACGACAAGCTGAAGGAGACCTTCGGTGCGAACGCGGACGCCGTAAATGAGGCATTCGCCAAGCACGCCCAAGGCGAGGCCGATCTGGTCGGCACCACGCCGCCTGACCGGACGGAAACCGCGAAGAGTTCGGACGAGCATGTCGAGTCGGCTCCGGCCGACGAGTTCGCGCTCGGCAAGCAGAATGAGCAGCAGACTGAGGACGCTTATTACGGGGGCGGGAAGAAGGGCGGGGACTTTGTTGAACGCTCCGACGTAGCGCGCGCTCGCTACGGCGACGGCGAGACCGCTCACGAGCGAATCGCCCGCATGGCGCAAAGCGAACATCCCAACGGGGAGGTCAGCTTCGTCTCGGCGAAGGACTATGCCAAGGAGCATGGAATTCCCGACGATCAACTCAACGAGATGACGAAGGGTCGCCCAGACGATCACGGAATGGTTATTGCGCGCGACACGCCGAGCCGCGAGGCGTTCGGGTTCAAGGACATCGACGCAATGCGCATCGACAGCAGCAAAACGTCGCACTATGAATCCAAGAGCCGGATCGACACCGGTTCGGGGGTCATCTTGGATGCGATGCGCGTCGCGGGCGAGATGATGAAGAAACTGCCCCACACCGACTACGACGAGCAGGGCGGGCTGCATCGCCTCGCCCGCGCGTTCAAGGAAGGTATCGGCGCTGTGTCCGATCATCTGTCTGAAGCGATCGACGTGCCCCCCGAGACGGTCGTGGCTCGACGTGGCGGGAAGGACGTGACTTGGGGCGAACTGCAGAAACTCAAAAGCGACACCTCGAAAGGCGAGCCTGACGCCGACCCCGAGCACATCAGCAAGCTCAAGAGGGACCTGAACAAGTTAGAAGTGCGCCAGGCAAAATTTGAAGAGCATGGCCTCGACCCTGAGACTCGGCTGCGCCAGCACGGCGGCGAGCCGCTGACCGCCCGAGAATTTGCCGACATCACCGAAGCGCGTGGACACTGGAAGGAACTTGAGAAGCAGCGCGAGCGGCTGTCCAATGAGATCGACCGCCGTGAAGCGGCTGACAATACCCAGCGCATCAAAGACGACGCGGGCAAAACGGACCTGACCGCCGACGAGAACATCCACACTGCGGCCTCTGGCACGAAGGACGTTGAACTGCAGCGCAAGGTCGGCTTGGACGGCGCGCATCTGCAGACGACCACGCAGGGCCGCAGTGTGATCCCCAAAGGCTCGCTCGACGCCGGCACCGTCACGAAGATCGGCCGCGGTGCCATCGACAACCGCATCTCCACCTATGAGTCGAGTGTCACGGTCTCCGGCCGCGCGGTCGGCAAAGAGGCGCGCGCGCTGTTCGACCACTTCGACCAGCTGTCGCCGGAGCATCAGGCGCAGTTGGCCAAGATCATCCCGTTCAAGGACCCGCGCGCGGTCGGCGGTGTGCTTGAGAGCCTGACCAAGTTCTACAAGGGCAAGTTCGCCGAGGCTGACGGCCAGCAGAAGTGGGCCGACACCGTCGCCGGTGAGGGCGGTGCGCAGCATGCCGCGACGCTCAAGGGCATCGAGCGGCGCAACGATCCGAAGTCTCTGCAGGCCATGATCGACGTGCTGGTCAAGGACAAGCAGCCGAACGAGTTCAAGCAGAAAGTTATCGACGCTGCCAACGACCGGATCATTGCCTTGATCGACAAAGACCCGACCGTCACCTACGCAATGCTGACCAAGGGCAACGAAGAGGCAAAGTTCGCTACCCATGCGGATGCCGAGAGCCTGAGCAAAGAGAAGATCGACCCGACCAAGGGCTCGACCGCCGACAAGCAGAAAGCTGCCTACGAGGCTGTCACCAAGATCGTCGGCGACCACGCCGAAGTAAACGCCGCGGCCGACATGCTGTACGCAGCCGGATCATTCAAGGAGAAAACCGACCTGCACAAAGCAGTGATCAATATCTCCAAGTGGGCGATGGACCCGACCTCAGTCGGCTACCACGAGTCGCTGCACTGGTTCGCCAGTCATCTGCGCGAGAACGGTCGGCCAGAGGTGGTCGCGGCGCTGGGCAAAGTCGCGGACTCGCCCTACGTGCGCAACTTCCTGCGCGAGCAGTTCAAAGACCAGCCCGAGGTACTGAAGCAGATCGCTGAGAGCCAGGAAGAGCGCACCGCCTATATGTTCCAGTTCCACGCCAACGGCATGCTGAAGCTGGGCGAGCGCGGCAAGACCATCATGGACCACATCGGCGACCTCGTGCGCAAGGTGCTGGGCGTGTGGTCGAATGACCAGCGTGCGGTTCACGTGATGGATTACCTGAAGTCCGGAGACTACGCAAAAGAGTCCGGAGACCGCAGCGCGGTCTACACGAAGATGATGGAGGTGGGCCGCAACAAGACCCTCGACTACCTGCACAAGTCGGCCGAGCCGCTGATTAACCTGATGGACTCAGTGGCCGGTATCGGATCGGCCCGTCTGCATGACACCGGCATCCCGGCGCTGCAGAAGATGGCCGACATCGTTCGGCTGCACGGCACCAAAGAGGGCACCGACGCTGGCTACCTCCCTGCGGCCGGCGCCGCGATGCGTACCATCAGCAACGAGATGGTGAACAAGATGGGCAAGTTCACTTTCGAGGAAGCCAACGAAGCCTTCGCCGCCATCGCGCTCGGCAAGGTCGGCAAGAACGCCGCCCAGCAGAAGCTAATCGACGGCATGCGCTCGACGCTCGACGGCATGCACAAGTACCTGCAGGATGCCGGCGTCAACGTGGGGAATCGTGGCTTCGGCAAAGACTATGTGCCGCGTCAGTGGGACTCTGCCTACATCGCCAGCCACCAGACTGAGTTCAAGGCGATGATGCAGAAGTACGTGGACAGCGGTCAGTACAAAGGCACCGTCAACGAGCTGATGTCCCGTCTCATGCGCGACGAAGGCTCCGAGCTGGAGTCGGCCAGCACGAGTGCTCGCCCTGGCGATCAGTTCGTCAAGAAGCGTGACCTGAGCTTTATCACTGCCGAAGACGCGCTCGCGTTCACGGAGAAGAACGCCATGCGCGTGCTGACCAGCTACATCAAGCAGGGCACGCGACGTGCGGAGTGGTCGCGCCGGTTTGAGAAAATGACGGACGCCGAGGCCAAGACCTACGACGCGATGACGACCGAGCAGAAGCGCGACTTCGAGACGAACCGCAAGACGCCGCTCGATCAGCTGAAGGCTGACGCCGTGAAGCAGGGCGCGACGCCGGAGCAGATGGCGTTGGCTGAGAAGTACCTGACCGGCGTGACTGGGCAACTGGGTAGCGAGATCAGTCCGACTACCCGCAAGCTGTTCGGTCAGATGATGGTGTACCAGAACATCCGTCTGCTGCCGATGGGGTTCTTCTCGTCGCTAATCGACCCGGTCGGTGTGGCTGTGCGCGGCGGCTCGGCCAAGGACGTGTTCAACAACTTCAAGCGCGGCATCATGGAGATCCCACGCGGGTTCCAGAAAAACCCGAAGTACGACGAGGGCTACCACTTCGCCGAGGACATGGGCGTGATCGACAACGCCGTGCTGCAGCATGTAATGGGTGCGTCGTATGGCTTGAACGCAGTCGGCAACAAGGCGCGCGCGGTCAATGAGCAGCTGTTCAAGTGGAATCTGATGGAACAGATGAACACCAGCCAGCGCGTTGCTGGTACGGAGGCGGCGATGGGCTTCCTGAAGAAGCACAAGGACGGTGACTTCAGCGTGCATTCGCCACGGTATCTGGCCGAGCTGGGCCTGCAGCCGTCCGACATCAAGCTCAACGCCGACGGTCGTGTCGCTGCGCGCGCGAGCGACTTCGAGGCGCTGGGCATGAAGCCTGAAGCAGCCGAGACAGCCTCGCTGAAGGTGCGCCAGGCGATCAACAACTGGGTCGATGGCGCGGTGCTCCGGCCTGACCAGTCGCAGAAGGCAATCTGGATGAACGACGCGCATTTTTCACTGATCGCGCACATGAAGCAGTTCGCTTTCTCGTTCCAGGACACGATCCTCAAGCGGGTGGTCAACGAGGCCAAGCACGGCAACTACGCGCCCGCTGTGGCGATGGCTGGCTACATCCCGGTCATGCTCGCAGCTGACCTCACCAAAGGCATGATTCAGGGCGGTGGCTCGCAGCCAGCTTGGAAGCAGGACTGGGGCCTGGACGACTATCTGGCGTCGGCAACCCAGCGCGCGGGACTTCTGGGCGTCGGGCAGTTCGGTGTAGACGCGATCAAAGACCTGCACCACGGCGGGCTGGCAATCGGCGCGCTGGGCGGGCCTACACTGGGTCAGCTGGCTGAAATTGGCAGCACGGTGGGCGGTAGTCGCGGTTTTGCGTCGACGGCGATCGACTCGATGCCTGCCAATTCGCTGTGGAGCGGGTGGCTACCGAATGGAATAACACATCCCAATGCGGCCGGAAATCAATTGGCCTCGAATGAAGCGGTATCGACGGAGTTGAATACGACGGATTAAGTGGAAGATCGGCAGGATTAAATCGGCCGAACTCCGCTTATATCCTCAGTCTTCTATTCTTCTATTCTTTTTTGATTCTTTCAATTAAGAAAAAATAAATAGAATGAACATAATATAAATCCTAAATGGAGCTGGCTCAAAAGATCAGGCGAAATGGAAGGCGCGGTCCGGGACCTTGGAATAAGCCGAATATATTTCGGGGCTATACGCTCAGGCTTAAATAGCCGTCCATTGTGTCAGTCAATAAATTGAAGAGGCCCACCGTAAAGTGGGCCTTTTGTTATGCCGCGAGACCGAGTGCTCGCTCTTCGTCCATGTCGCGGCTGGGCAGTCGTGCCCACGCTTTATGGCCGAGGTCGTCCTGCCAGAAGCCGATGATGCAGACATCGCCGGCGTTCAAGATGCTCAACTTCGTGGCGCGCGGGGCCGGGTCACGGTAGTTGAACTTGTGGGTCGGTGAGGCCAAGTACCCCTTTGCACTGAGGGCGGTCATCCCAGATCCCGCACGAGGTCGCGTGCCTGTTTGATTTCCTTGAAGTCGCGCTGCGGGTCGGCACAGCTGATCAGTTCAGCGATCAGTGACAGCATGATCGGTGCCGCAACGAGCAGTGGCCGGATGGCGTCCCACTCTTTGCAGCGCTCGGGATAATCAGGGTCTCTGAACTCGGCGGACTCGTCCGCTTCGGACTGTCCCCAGTCTTCGAGAAAGCTGTCGGCCAGCCCGAGCAGGCGGTCGGTGTCAACGGACGTGAACGGGAGATTGGTGGCTGGGCTGATCATGACATATCCTTGATAATGAGTTTTGCGGGCGTCGGGTACCGAGCGCTCGCACGAACTGGTGTGGTCAGCGCTGATGAAATCGACCAACCACATGCAGAGATTCTGTTATGCAGAGTTTTGTAGTTGATGCCGACCTCTCTTGCCCAGTCGGCGAGGGTCAGCGTCTTCTTTCCGAACGTGTACCGAGTGTTAGCCAAAGTGTTATTGGCCTGCTCGATAGGAGTCGCCCACCGGCAGTTGGTAGGTTCGTAGTTACCCATAGGGTCGATACGATCAAGTGTCTTGCCTACAGGCTTTTCACCTACGTCGTTGAGAAATGCGCTGAAGTCTTTCCACCGCTGGCATACGGCTACGTGGGCATAATCAGAGTCATAGCGAACCCTGCCCCACATGTACCGCCAGCTCTTGTAGGTGTCTGAGTGCTGCCCACGCTTTGCATGTCCGTGGCTCATGACATGTCCAACGGGCTGCGGAACCCAATAAACACTGGGTGCCTTGGGGCTGTCTTTACCCCGACGAGAAACGATTTGTACTTCACGATCATGCCTTCGTGGCTGTCGCGGTTGGCCCAGATGTGGTCACGCACGCCGTCGGTCATGCCGGTGCCGACGTTGAACTCGACACCGGTGACGATGTCGCGCACGACCAGCGCACCAAGGGTGCCCTTGCCGACAAGACCAGCCGCGTGCGTGGAGCGCTTGCTGCGCCCCAACTCGTTGACCTGCTTCTCGTTGGTGTTGTGCATCTGTTCCTCGAAGCCCAGCACGATTGCCTCGCTGTCGGTGAACCGTTTCACCTTCAGGAGCCAACCTTCCTTGACCGTGCTGCGGCCGTATTTGTACTGACCGCGTGGGGCACGCAAGATGACGCCTTCATAGCCGAGCCCGACCTGCACCGCTTCGTACTCGTCGAGCGCGGCTAGGTCGGCGATCGTCGTCTGCGGCAGCACTTTGACGTGCGCCGGGTTGTACATGTCCTCTACCTGATTCTCCAGGCTGAACAGCCGCGTGTCGTAAATGGTACCGGGCATGTCGTGCTGATCGAACACGAACCACGTGAACGGCTGCACTTTGTCCTGGCTCATGAAGAGCGACGTGGCCTCCTGCATGGCGTTGGGCGCCGTCGGGGAGCCGGCAATCAGCTCACCGTCGAACCCATCGAACTCGGGACGAGCCAGCATCGACTGCACGTGCTTGTTGGGGATCAGCTTCAGGCTGCGGGACAGCAGCTTGCCGTCCTTGACCACAGCACGGATGCCGTCGAGCTTGGGCGACGCAAAGACAGGGAACTGCAGTTTGGCTGGGTCGTACTCGACTGCGAGCATTGGCTTGAAGGCGCTCATGCAGGCACCTCGGCGGCGGGGACAAAAAGCCATGCTTGGACCCAAACTCCGCCTTCAGCAAAACTAAGTGCCGCCTCGTCTTCGATCTGGACTTCGTCGGTCTGGTACTTCGCGCGTGCGCATCCGATCAACGTATCGAGCAATGATTCCTTCTTTTTCTTAACCATCAAAATTCTCCTATTCGGTTGACGAATTTGCTGCCGTCACGTGCAGCGATAAATTGGGCGTACCAGAGTGCTTCACTGGCTTCGTTAAAATCGGCGAGCCATTTAAAGCCACCGGGCTCGCCGTGGTACACGCTGAAGCACTGCGCATCAGCGGGGCTGCACCAGACGACACAGTCGCCCTCGGTCAGCGTGGCGCGTACCTCGACTTGGATCATTGGGTCATCCTTTGGGCAAGCTGACGTGCCATGAACTCGCTCCACTTGTCGTGGAAGAACTTGTCCACGTCTTCGAGGTAGCTGTCGGTGTCGGGGGCGAGGATCAGTTTCTTGGCGAAGATCACGTCGAACTCTTCAGCCCAGCAAGCGGCCATCTCGGCGAGACTGCGCGACCCGTCGATCAGGTCATCCATGATTCGGACCCGGCATTCGCCCGAGAGGGCGTTCCAGGCATAGCCCATGCAAAAGCTGATGTCGAACAGGGTCTCAACGCTAGGGGTCAGGCTCAT